ATATTTTTTTAACTTTTTCTCAGTGTAATTATCCTTTGAAGGACTTCAGGGATAACATTGAAAAGTTTTTTGGTTCCAACTTAGAGAAAGGAGTTATTAGTCAAGAGAAACATAAAGACGGTGGACTTCATCTGCACGCAGCAATATGTCTACTTCAACAGGTAACCTCCAGAGACAAAGGAGTATTCGACAAATTAGTCGACCCAGCTCATCATCCCAACATCCAGGGCCGTTTCACAGGGGGGATGCTGAAAGCTTTCGATTATGTGATGAAGGAGGGGAACTTCTTGCCGCTAAACGAGAAATCATTCGACTTGAAGGAATTCTTGAAGCTAAGCAAAGAGAAGAAGAACTCCAGGGCAGCACTGATCGTAAAAGAATTCGACGAAGCCCCGGTGGAAGATGTGATGGAGAACAACAAGGACTTCATGCTCCTTCACGGAAAGCAAGTCCGCGACTACGTAGCCTGGCGGCAAGAGCGAGAGCGACGCTTGAAGTTTGCCAAGGCCCAAGCTCAAAAGGTATTTGTCGTGCCTGCGCCCGGTTACTTCAACGCATGGAACAACGAGATTGCTTCTTGGCTGACGACGAATCTTCGACAGAAGAGGAAACACCGGCAGAAGCAGCTCTGGATCCAGGGGCCGGGGGGGATCGGAAAGACCACCTTAGTGACGATGATGGAGGAGATTTACTCTCTGAGCATCTATCGTTGGCCTAAAGACGAACGATGGTGGGATTTGTATGGTGACGGGCAGTATGATTTAATAGTGCTCGATGAATTCCGCTCACAAAAAATGATCACCGAATTGAATCCGATTCTCTCAGGAGATCCGACTACTCTCTCTCGACGTGGGATGAGTCCAATCACGAAGCGTGATATCCTCCCAGTTATTGTGATGTCCAACTATACTCCCGAGGAGTGTTTTCCATCTGCAAACGAGCATGGGAAGCTCGAACCATTGCTGGATAGGATCACAGTGGTGAAGTGTGAAGGTCCAATTAGGATTGTTGAAGGAAGGTCTGCAGAAGATTTTGCAACCTGCAATGCTTCCTTTGACTGGCCTGAAGACGACCTCCCTCCTCCGCTCGGTCCTATTTCAGTTTTGACTGATGATTACTCTGAGATCTTCCCTGAAACTCCACCAGAGTATGAAGTCTTGGACGACCCTCCGGTCATAGGTGATGATGAACCAACTACCTCAATCGGGATTCCTGATACGTATGCCAACTTAGGGTATCCAATCGAACCACTCTTAAGGAAGAGTGTGGCAGGGATTCCTTATACGTCTGCCGACTTTGAAAGGAATAACGACCCTCACTACTTTGATAAAATCTCACGTTCGAGTCGCGCTGCAATGCTTGCAGCCAGAAATATTTAATAAATAAATCTTTGACCAAAATAAATTTTGCTTTTTAGCGTAAACGCTATAAGTCACAAGTTGACACTAGTGACACTGGCTAGCGCTAGTAATATTAGGCGCCGCTCAGTGTCGCGGCTGTTTAGCGCTTGCCAGATATTTTTTTTTTCAAAAAAATAATTTTTTTCCTAAATCTTAATCTCAATTTTTGCTAAGTCCAAAACTTATATATAATGGCATATAGGAGAAGCCAAAGAACAACTTTGAAACGACGTGCCACGTATGGACGTGGAACCCGGAGGTATGCACAAACCCGTTACCGGAGAGCATACTTCAACAAACGCCGGGGCGTCATGCGAAAGGAGAAGAAGGGATGTGATGTGACATTCGTGAACACTCCTATCGGTTCATCGAACGGCACGAATGCCAACATCTGGCTATTAAACGGAGTGCAAGAAGGAGTAGGGTCGTGGAACAGAATTGGGCGTTATATCTGGAACAAATCAATTGAACTGGATCTCTCTCTCGACTGGGTCACAGCAAACACTGAGGACGATTCTGCTCAAAACGTGGCGTCCTGGTTGCGATGCACTGTCGTCTGGGACAAGCAACCCAACAATGGAACAATCCCAACTTTCGACACAATCTTCGGCCACACCGACCAAACGGGGGTAGAAAGCAGCTCGATCATGGACCACTTGAGATACGACAATATGTTCCGCTTCAAGATCCTTGCCGACCACTACGTGAACCCTCAAATTGTCGGCACCACTGCCGGGAACAATCCCATCTCAGCAGAAGCATCAATCATCTCCTCCACACTAACTCGCTGGCATAAATATATCAAACTTGGAAACAGAATGACAAACTTCTCCGGAACTGCGAACCCTGTCACCACAGCAAACATCTCCACTGGGGCCCTCTACTTGATCATCCGATCCCCCACAACTGGGGATGAATACTGGTCCCTCCGCGGAAGCTCCACTGCTCGTCTTCGTTATGTCGATTAAATAAACACCTTCAAACAAATCAATTATAACTGGTACTTAACACCCCGCTAACGGTACTTAGCACCCCGCTAACTGGTACTTAACACCCCGCTAACTGGTACTTAACACCCCGCTAACGGTACTTAGCACAAGGGTGCTGCCGCACCCAGGCTGTCTGAATGCTAACCCTCACCCTGGGTTTTAGCGGAAATACGGGAATTCAGCGAAGCTTTCAGTGAAAACGGAAATCCGGTTGTCAGAAAGCGCGAGTGAAACGATTGGACCTTATGGTAACCATAACAACCAATCAAATAATTTAGAGTGTATTAGAGAAGGAAACCTCATATATAAAATAAGAGGAAATATTTCTTTTTTCTTTTTTTATTTTTATAAAATAAAATAAAACATGTCTGCTAATAATTTTAGATTCCATTCTAAAAATATTTTTTTAACTTTTTCTCAGTGTAATTATCCTTTGAAGGACTTCAGGGATAACATTGAAAAGTTTTTTGGTTCCAACTTAGAGAAAGGAGTTATTAGTCAAGAGAAACATAAAGACGG